GGGGGTGCGGGTTGCGGCGCGGGTGCCGGGGCGCTGGAAAGATCGGTCGGATCGGTCGGATCTGACCGATCGGTCGGATCTTGATCAACCGCCGCCACCGGGGGGGGCGTTGCCACCGGAGCGGGCGTTGCCACCGGGGCGGGCGTTGCCACCGGGGCGGGCGTTGCCACCGGGGCGGGCGTTGCCACCGGAGCGGGCGTTGCCACCGGAGCAGGCGCCGCCACCGGGGCGGCCTGCGCTGCGGGCGCCGCCTGCGCTGCGGGTGCCGCGGCAAAGAGCGCGGCTTCCTCGGGCGTGAGCTCCGTGGCACCCACCGAAAGCGAAGCGAGGTTTGCGGTCGCGGGCGCGGCGGCTTGGTCGCCTGGCTGCGGCGTGGCAAACCGTTGCGCCACCCTGCCCACACCGGCGGCCCCGCCCGTCATCATCAAACCGCCGAGAAACTCCAGGGCCCCGGCCTTCGCGATCTGCGCCGGGTCGAGCTGCTCCCGGTTGATCACCTGCGAAGCCGTCTCCTGCAACGAACCCGTCACCCCTTCGCCAGCCGAGCCTTGCACGATCGCCCGGCCCACCCCTTGCGCGGCCTTTCCAGCGGCGAGCTTCTTCATCGCACCCGCCACAATCCCGCCGCCGATCGGCTCCAGGCCACCGGACACAATCCCGTTGAGCAACCCTCTCCGGATCGCCTCCTCCTCATCCACACCTTTGGCTCGGTTCTTCTCGTAAGTGTCTTGGTAAGTCTGCGCGAACATCTGCGCAGTCCCGAGCGCGGGGCCCACCCCGGGCACAAGGAACGGCGCGACCGACTGCACCGCGCTCCCGGCCACTTGCGGCACCGTCTCCGCGAAAAACTCCCCTGCATAAGCCGGGTTGGGCGTGAACCGATCCTCCGCATCGGCCACCACCGCACGGCCTGCGGACCGGATCGCATCCGGCACCTGGAGAATGTCTTTGGAAGAACCGAGCGTGGCCAGCCGTTGCTCCAGTTCAGCGAGCCGGGCGTCTTTCTGGGGAAAGTCCGGCGCGGCCTTCGCCTTGGCGATGATCTGGCGCAAACTGCGCTCCTCCGCCGCCGCCTCCTGCGGCGTGCCCGTGCCTTGCACAGCCGACACCACCTGAGCGCCCAGCGTCCCGAGCCCTTCCACCGCCTTGCCCAGCCCGGCCTCGGCCGTCTGCGCGAAAGTCGAGAGGCCCGATCGGATCCGGCCCGTGCCCGTGTCCCCGTCGAGTTTCTGAGCGGGCGCCGGGTCGAGCAACTCAAAGTCCAAATTTCCTGAGCCGTTGCTCATCTGCGCGATCGCGGAATCCAGCGCCGCCATGCGGGCATTCGCCTCTGGGCGGTTCTGCCCGGCCACATACACATCGATCACCGGCTCCTTCCCGCCGGACGCCTTGCGGCTCTTCACCGCGCCGCCCGTGTCATGGGCGATGAACACCCCGTCCTTGTTCGCGCTCATCTCGGCCAGCGCCGGGATCTTCACCCGGCTCCCGTAGGGAATGACCTTGGGATCGACCGCGATCGTCACGCCTTCCTGCGACTGCCGCTTGCCGGTGAGCGGGTTCTTCCGGGCGGACTCCGAGCCGTATTGATCTTCGTGGTTGTTGTAAACCGTCACCCGTGCCTGGCCACCGCCGAACGTCGTCGGTTGGCTGGGATCAAACGGCGGCTTGTCCGATGTAGGCAGGCTTGGATCGAACGGCGGTTTCTCGTCAAACGGCCGACTCGGATCGTAGGGAGGCTTTGACATGGTTTACTCCCAGGTGCCGGTGTTCGCGTTGTAAACGTAACGGTGACCGCCTTGGTATTGCACCTGCCCGTGCGTTGGCTTGCCCTTTGCTGTGGGTGCCGGAGTCGCGGACCCGGGCGCAGTCGTTCCTGAACCTGTAGTGCCGGGAAATGCCTGACCCCACAAGCCTCCCTGCGGCGCGTTCGTGTTCACCAATCGGTTCCCCATCTTCAACCACCCGGCCATGGGTTTCCCCGTAGTCGGATCAATGACAGGTTCAGGCATCGCCGGTTCATCGAGCACCCGCACCGACCCTTGGAACGGGCTGGTCTGCTGCATCACCACAGTCGCCCCATTCTTTTGCATGATCTTCGCCGTTGGCTCCCACCCCGCCGGATGATTCACATCAAACTGCCGGATATCCTCATTCAGTTTCCGCTCCTGCAACCCCTGATTCTGCCGTTGCACCTGATCTAAATAAATCGCATCCGCCTGGGAAAGGATCTCCCTCTTCTTCGCCAGATTCCCCTTGGCCATCGCCGCGTAATCCGCATCCGATAGCACCCCCATCTGCGCGTAAGCCCGGGTCTTCCCGTCGATGAGCGCCGACTCCTTCTCCAGCCGATCCCGCTCCTGACCGTACCCCATAATCCCCCCGGCCACCGACCGCCCCGCTTGGGAGATCCCGTCGGCCATGGATTGGTACCCGGCCAAAGTCGTGCGGGCGACGTTGTCGGCGGAATTGGCGATGATGTTCCCGCGGTTGTCGTTGACAGAAGGGTTGTATTGCATGGCGTGTTATCGGTGAGAAAGTTTTCGGGCCGCGTCGGCATCGGTCTCCAGCCCCACAGTGAGCTCTTCCCCGGCCGCAATCGGGCGGGCGGCCACGAGCACACTTTCCCGGTCGTGCCGGGGCGGCGCGTCCTCGATCGCGTTGGGGTCGGCGGCGAAATTCCAGAACCGTGCGTCATCCCCGCACAGCACCAGGGCGCCGGGCCGGGCCGGGTTCACATAGCAGTAATGCCGGATCCGCCGTTGCACATGGAGCGGGAACCGGCCGACGTCCTCGAACTCAAACCGCGTATCGATCCCCCGGGTGAACTCCCAGAGCGGTTCCCCCCGGGCAATGTCGCGGGCGGCAAAGAGCCCGATCCCGTGAATCGTGGAGGCCGCGATGAACGTGGGCACTAAGAGCATGTGGCCTCCCCGAAATTCGAGGAGCACGTCGGCGCCTCCTCCCCGAAATACGATGCCCGGAGTTCAATATGCGCCACCGTCCCGGACACATTGCGCACCTGCCGGTTCAGCTTCGGGCAATGGACCGTCGGCCCGTTGCGCCGGTCGATACACGCCATGCAGGCCGTCCAATAATCCGAGTTGGCCGTCTTGTCCGGCAACTCATCCCAGCCGAGATCATCCAGATAATACCGATCCGTCTGCACCGGCACGGCAAACCGGTCCGTGTAGTCCCAGATGTCATCGTCCGTCCAGTGCCGGAGCGGGAACGCCCCGGTCGGCCCGTGGTCCACCCGGACAAGGTCCGTGTGCAACGGCACCCGCCCCGCGATCTGATCTTGGTCGCTGGACTTGTGCCCGATGAACGCCATGTCCCAAGGATATTGGAACGTGCCCGTCGGCCGGTGCATGAGATCCGCCAACCCGCACAGGTAAGGTTTCCCCTCCACGGGCGGCAAAATGTTCTTCGGCACCGAGCATGTCACCGGTTCACCCGTGGGCTTCTGGCCGATCTGGTAATGGTTCGTGAACGCCACGATGCCTTTCCCGTGCCAGAGGCTCACCGCCACCGGCTGCCAATCCCAAACGGTGAGGTTCCATTCCCGGATCATCCGATCCGCGAACGCGTATTTGTGGGGAAACCACGGGTCGCGATGGAACACAACGGGCAGGTCCAGCCCCATCGAGCGCAGGAGATGGAGCAGCACCATCGAGTCCTTGCCAAACGAGCAGAGCAAAACGGGGGCGGTGGACTGTTCCAACGCCTCGCGGATCTGCGCCCGGCTGGCCTCAATCAAATCGTCGAGTCGCGGCATGGCTAGAAAACGATGAGCCCGCCCGCGATTGCGCCACCGGCCCCGATGAGCGAACCTTTCATGGCGCTTTGCCCGGCGGACCGGGCCGCCCCGGCCTGCTGCCGGGCCGCGTCCTGCGCCGTGGCCGCGTTGAGCGCCGCGTTGTATCGGCTTTCGTCCCGGTTGAGGAACGCCCCGTAAGCCTGATCTTGCAGCCCCGTGAGCATCGTCGGCGTGCTCTGGCTCATGTTGAGCAGACTGAGCCCGCTCTGCGTGGCGCCGCCTGCGTTGGTCGGCCCGGCCAGAATCTGCTGCGCCGGATCGATCGCCTGGTTGATCGTCACCGCGTTGGAAAGCAGCCCGGCCCGTTGGGTTTGGAACCCGGCCCGTTGCGCCGCGTCGGCTCGGTTGAGCTGTTCCACGTTCGTCCCAAAGTCCCGGTTCTGCGCCTGTTCCCCGAGCAACTGCTGATTCACCGATCCCGCAAACCCCTGGCGTTCCCGCATCCGGGCGCGTTGCGCTGCGTCGCGGTTCATCACCTCGGCCACGATGGCCGGGTTGGACCGGACCAACCCGCGATCCGCAAACGCGGCTCGGCTGGTCTGATCCACGTTGCGCGCTTCATCCGCCGAGAGCCTGCCGCCGAGGGAGAGTTCATCGAGCGCATTTTGCTGGAGCGCTTGGGAGATCGCGCTCGGCCCCGCGGCCAGCGCGTCCTCGTTCAGCGCAGCGAGCAACGCACTGCGGCCCGTGGCGGCATCGCCCAGCGCATCGGCGGCGTCGGTCGTGCCCGAGTTGTAACGGTCCAGCGCACTGCGCAGCTCCGGGTTGGCCTTGAACGCAGCGGCCCGGGCGCGTGGCCCGAACTCCTCCAGGAACCCGATCCGGTTCGTGCGCGAGGTTCTATCGGCCTTCTCCATCGCGTCGGCCGTGGCGGCGATCGTCTTGGGCGTCTGCTTGATCGCGGAGCTCAGCGTTTGTTCCTGCCGTTGCTGGAACGAGTCGAGCAGGTTGTTGGCGTAATCCTGCGCGCTCTGCTGGTTGCGCCTGTCTTTGTAAGAGGGCGCACTTTTCTTCTTCTTCTTGGGCGAAAGCGTGTAGGAGCGCGACATAAAGTTAGAGGCCGAGTTTGGCGCGGCGTTCGAGGATCTCGGCCTCCAGGGCGCGGATCTTCTCGGCTTCCTCCGCCCGGCGTTTATCGGCGAGCGGTTTGGCGGCGAACGCGAGCAGATCCAGCACGGGCTGGAACTTGCCGGACTCCACCGCCTCGGGCACGACCGTCGCCGCCTTCTCCAGCACCTGGGCTTGATAAGCGAGATTCGCGTCGAGCTCGGCCTGGAGCCCGGCCTGTTCGGCCTTGAGCGCTGCGGCTTTGTCGGCCTCCACGGCGAGCGCGTCGGCGTGGGTTTGTTTGAGCGCGGCGATCTGCGCGGCGTGTTCGGCCCGGAGCGCTTCGTCGTAGGCGACCAGCGCCCGCTGGATGTCTGAGGCAAGCTGCGGGTTGTTGGCGATGGTGTCGCAAACGGCGCCGTAATGGCTGCCGTTGACCAGGACGCTGTGCGGGGATTCGATGTTGATCATGTGTTGAAGACTAAGAGGTCATGGACCACCGTTCCGATGTTGTACGAAGAAGTGCCTGCGTTGAGGTAGTAGACGGTCACCGTGTCAGCCGTGAAGCAATCCGCGGCGATTTGAATGTTCGGCCGATTTGCGCTCTGTGGAACGATAATTGTCGCCCCGGGCAACGCCCCGGTAACAGTGGATGCCACGTTATAAAGGACGCCCGGGTTCAGCAGCCCCCCGTTAGGCGTCTGCGTGACGGTCGACTTGAGCACGCTTTTTAACGGAACACCCGACGCGCCGATCTTCAGCGGCACGTTGACCTGGAGCGGAGAAGTGTCGCTGCGCATCGCGCAGTTCCAAACAGGGCGCGCAGCACCGGCTGCTGTAGTAGAATAAAACCAAAACTGACCGTCCGCTTGAGCTTGTAGGTAAGGCGTCGTTCCTGATTGATCCGTGAACAGAATAGCGTTGGTGTTATTCAACAGCCGCACATCCCCAGCCACGGTGAGCTTGTGCGTGGTGGAGGGCGTCCCGATTCCCACGTTATTCCCGCCTGCTGATCCTGTAAGGAAAAGCATTGGCGCGTTGACGTTGCTTCCGTTTGTTGCGCCCAGCGCCACGCCGTAATTCAGCCCCGCCGGGTTGAACTCGATAAACCCTTGGGGCGTTGCGTCGGTGAACTGCTGCAAGCGCGTGGTGGTGGTTTCCCAGTTTGTCCCCGTGGAGTTCCGCACCTGTAAAAGGCGGAGCGTCGAGTTGTTCCCGTTGCTCCACTCTGCGCGGAAAATCTCAGCGGTGGAAAAGGCTGGAGAAGCGACCACACCGCCGCCGACGTGAAGCTTGGCCTGCGGCAAGCCCGTTCCGATCCCGCAATTGTTGTTAACGTCCCACGCGATGAGGTTGGTCCCGACGGTCTCCGCGTCGTTGAGCCGCGAAAACTCGACCTTGCCGCCAAGCTCGACATAGCCGCGCACTATCTTTTTATCGGTCGGCGCGCCCGTGTTGGTGAGCTGCAAATACGGGTAAACGCCGTCCGTGATCCGCAGCGAACTGAAATTCGTATCCGACGCCACCACGCTCCCCGGCGAAAGCGCCACCGTGGGCTGCCCCAGTTGGTTGAGCTGCGCCTTGCTGATAGGCCCGGAGACGCTCGAAAGATTGATGCCTGGTGTGACTGTGAGAATCATGCGAGTGGTTTCAGGGTGCGCTGCGGGTTGGTGGCCTCCACCGTGGTGGCCGTCACCGCGCAGACGCCTTGCGTGTTGCTGATCCGCATCGACACGGACCGCGCCGTGGCCGACACCGCCCGTTTCTCAAGGAGCGTTTGCCGGGCGTCGAAATCCACCCCGGGCGGGTCGAGCAGAATCGGCACGGCCAGATCCACGGAGTAATCCTCCCGGCGCGGCGTGGCGTGATCGAGCGCGGCGTTGCTCGGGTTCCAGTCGGGCACCCCGTGCGTGTAGTAGCGGGTCCGGCTTTTGGTGATGGCCGGGCCCGTGCTCGTCGTCTCGTTGTAACCGTCCGTGAGCAGATCCACCGTCACACTCGGCGCCCATGTCTCCAGGTTGAAACTGATCCGGCGCAACACCTTCGGCTGATGATCCTTGAACGTGTAACCCCGGGTCTCGATCTGGTCCGCCACGGGATACTCCACCCCGTTCCATTGATCCGTCACCCCGTCGTAAAGCAGGAACGCCCCGGACTGCGCATTGTCCGACCCCCCGGCCGGTCCGTGATACATCCCGTAAAGCCGTTTCTCCCCGCCCCAATCCGAGATCAGCAGGTTATCGAAGAACAACCCGGCGTCCGTGGCCGACTGCGGCACGGGCCCTTTGTGGATGCCCTGCCAGGCGTCCGTCACGGTGTCGTACACTAGGAGCGCATTGGGCCGGGTCGCCGTGTCGAGCGGCACCGCAAGGTAGTAGTAGCGCCCCAACACCGCCCCCGTGCACAGGCCCCGGGCGTTCTCGTTGATCCGCCGGATCAACGGGGTGATGGGGTCGGACACCGGAGTGGCCCCCGTTTGCAACCGGCCCTGGATGATCTGTTGCACCCGATACACCCCGTCCGACGCCAGAAAGAAAACGTCCCCGCCCACCATCGCCACCGAACGCCGGGCCGCGCACCCGATCTCCGCGTTGATCTGGTCCAGCCGCACCTCGGAGAGGTCGCCGTAAATGTTGGAAATGAGATGCGTGCTCTGGTCCTTGAACACCAAGAGCGAATTGTTCGTGAACGGGAACACGCGCACAATCGCGTCGTCGCTCCCGGAGTTCACGTTGAAATCATTGAGCGCCGCGTCGTAAGCCGTGTAGTCGAGCAGGTCGGAAACGGCGATTTGGTCCCGGCTGTAGGGGATGAAAAGCCGGTTCGCCATGAGCTCCGCCGTCGTCGCGCCCGGGATCGGGCTGAGCCCGGCGCCCGGGTCCACCTGAGATGCCTGCACAAACGTCGTGTTGATGTCGCCATCCCACACCCAAGGCACCTTGCCCGGACCCCGGAACAGGAGCACCTGGTTGAACGCCTGCACCACCTCGATGGGGTCGGCGGTCGAGAGTCCCGTGTAAGCGATGCTGAACCCCGAGCTGTTTTCCCGGGTGAAATACGCCCGGTCGCTGGCCGCGTGAACGATGTATTCCACGCCGTCCGGGTCGGAGTAAACCCCCGAGCCGCGAATGAACGTGTTGGCCGGGAGCGCCGCCGTTTCGATCCGGTGACTCACCGGCATCCGGAACCCGGGCCGTGTGTCGGCTGCGCCCGTGGCGAACACCTTGTTTGTCGCCCCCGCGCACCAGCCCGGTTCCAGCAATTCCCTGCGGAGCTTTGTGTTCACGCCGAGGAACACAGAATCGCCGTCCACGCGGCTCTCGGCATCGTTCTGTGTGGCTCGTTCGTAACGCACGGGAAAGACAGTGAAAGCGGGGCGGCACCGCTGGCAAAGCTGCGGTGCGGAAACCACGGAAAAGCGGGAAATGAAGGCTCGTCAGGCGGTCGGCTCCATGAGCGGCTCCGCCCCGGTGCGTCCCGTGTTGGCGTTGGTCTGCTGCTGGATCATGAACTGGAGATGTTTCACCCGGTTCTCGAACAGCGCCTTGCGATCCGCCCGCATTTCCAGGCTCTGCGCGGCTTCCGGGTTCTGCTGGACGATGCCCAAGAGGGTCTGCAACCGGAGCTGATAGTTCTGGCCCGAGGCCCGCATGGGCGGTTCCACGCCGCTGGTGATGAGCGCGAAGTTCTTCTGCTCGTCCTCGGTCTCGTTGGCGGCCACCGCCTGGGGATCGCCCACGAGCTGCTGCGCAAGCAGCGGATCGAACGAACCCATCGCCCAGTTGACCGCCCCGGCCCGGTCCACCTGCCCGGTTTGATCCATGCCCATGACCCCCTGGAGAAACTCCAGCTTTTGCTTGAGCAATTCCCGGTCGAGGTTGGCCACGTCGAACGCGATCCGGATATCGAACTGCCCTTGGATCTCGTCCCGGCTCACGGTGAACGGCACCCGTTGCCCGCCCGTGATGCGTTCCACGGTGGTTTCCGGCAGATACTGCTGGGCAAGCTGCACGGTCTGGGTCGCCATCTCCTGCACCTCGCTCAGGAACTTGTTCACCAAGCGGGTTTGCAAAAGCTGCGAGAGCACCGGGTTCACCGTCTGGGTGTTCCGTCCGAAATACCGGTCGAGCCGTTCCTGGCTGCTGCGTTCCACCTCCACCGACGCCCCGAGGTTGCCCGGCGGAGGGGCCATCCAGCGCAGTTCCCCCGAGCGGCGTTCGGTGTGTTGCACCCCGGGCCCGAACTCCAGCCGGGTTTTGCCCCGGTTGGGAGGGACGATCACGGGCGGGATGGTGGCGATGCTGGTGTAGTCCGTCCGCGCATCGCTCTGGGCTTTGATGCTGTCCTGGAGGGATTTCCCCAGCTCCGGCACGCTCCGGCTTTCGCTCATGGAGCGGCCCACGTATTCGCGCACCCCGGCCACGAACGGGAACCGGCCGTGTTTGTAGGGGAGCAACTCATGTTTGGCCGCCAGCTTGGGCACATGCGGCGAGATGACCGTGCAATAAATCGCGGGCACACCCGTGTCGGTGTCCGTGCCCCGGCGGTAAACGTGAAAGATTTGGATGAGATCCTCCACATCCTCAAGGAACGGGCTGGTGGACCCCCGGCGGGCCCGGGTCCAGTCGGTGGCGGTCTGGAGGATGTTGCCCTCCCAATCTTTGCCCTTGGTTTTGAGCGCGGCGTCGATGAACTCCTCGTCGTAATCGTCCGTGGTGGCGCGGTCGGCCAGTTCGGTGGCGGTCACCCATTCGATCTTCGCGATCCAGCGGGCCGCCTGCATGCTCTTGGTGGCCACGGGAAAGAACACGTCCACAAACGGGCGGAGCGCCTCCCAGCACGGGAGCGAGGAAAGCATTGTCTCGCGGGGCACCAGGCTGCGGCCGGTCTCGCGCAGTTCGTTGAGGATCACCCGGGCCTGTTTCTTCGAGATGCTCTCGGAATATCCCCGGATGAACGCCAGCATTTCCTCCTCGGCCAGCGGGTCTTGGAGTTTCTCCACGAGCAGGGCGAGGCTGGTGAGTTTCTCGGGATCTTCCTGGGCGTCCGCATAGGTCTTCTCCAGGTCGATCTCCTCGTTCTCCAGTTGGCGGCGTTGCTCCCACCACACGCCCATCACGGCCATGCCGTATTGCTGGCGGTAATTGGCATAGAGCTCCAGCTCGCGTTCCAGGTCGCTCCGGAGATGGACCTTGAACAGCCATGTGAGGATATGGTTCACGAGCTGGGACGCGCCCATGCTATCGCCCCGGCTGGAAGTGACCTGCACCATGGAACGCGAGAACGCCTCCAGCATGAGGGCGACCTGTTCGTTAATCACCTCGTCCACGGCGCGCACCCTCTGATCGCTCGCGCCGTTCCACGGCATGGGGTCCACCCCGAGGCGATCCTTCCATTTCCTCCCATCGTCGCTCTGCCCGGACCATAGGCACATCCGGGTCCGCCAGTCGGCCTCCTGCTGATTGGTCAACCCGCTGGAGTTGGTGAGGCAATCCTGGAGTTCCTTCAAAATGTCGGACACTGCGGGATCGGCGGAGGTCAGGAAATCGTTCATGCGACGGGGATCGTGTGCTGATTGTTGCTCAGAGCGTAGGAATGCGAATGAATGAGCCGCAGAAGGAGAGACTGCGGAATTTCTCGTAACAGCCGTCGCCCTCGCGGGAGCCTGCGGCGTTGGTGTTTCCCTCGATGGTTGCCACGATGCCGCGCCCAGCGATACCGGAGACAAGGCCGATGTGCGAGAGGCGCGGGAGGAACACCACGATGTCACCGCGCTCTGGTGTGTAGGTCGTCGAACTGCTGGGAAACACGATGCACCCGGCCTTCCTCGCCCACGGGAGCCAGTCGCGAACGGCGGCAAACCGGGGCGGGACCCGCAAACGGATCTCGGCGCTTTGGCGGTCGGCCTCCTGGACGCAGTAACTTGCGAACGCAGAACACCACGGTTCGCGGTTTTTGCCGCCGTCGGGGTAGGTGGTGGCAGCCCAGAATTGATCGATCCCCTCGAAACGGTTGGGCGTGGTCTCCCGAAGCCCGATGTGTTTCGCTGCGATGTCGGCGATGAGAGAACGCGGGTTGCTCATTATCAGGTGAAAATGAGTTTCTTGGTGTCGTCCCGGTCCCAAGCGGATTTCCCCCCGGCCCGAACGGCGGCATACACGAGGGCGGTTTTCCACGCGGGTGCGCCGATGGCGAGCATCAGCTCGCGCAGGGTCTCGTCGCATTGTTGCCGGGTGAGCGTGAGCCCGTTGGGGATCTTGCCCCAAACGGCGTACAGGTAATCGTGCGCAAACGCCGGGTAGAGAATATCGGGGTCCGAGCTGGCCAACACGGCCCACACGGCCCGGGGCACGCTGGCGCCGTCGGTCATGAACCCCGCCGGAATCACAAACCCGGCGGCTGCCACGGTGTAAACGGGGAGATCCTGCTGGAACTCGCTCCACCACTTGAGAGAGAGCCCACGGTCGAGGATCTCCCGGCGTGCGAGTTGCCGGGTGAACGCGCTTCCCGAGAACCGGGTTATCCGCCGCAAAGGTTGCATGGTTTGCATTCGTTGGATGGACCGAGTCGGCCCCGGCAGTTTTTGAAATAACGGCACTCTTTGTTGTGTCGGATCCCGCTGCTGGAAATCCAATGGGTGCCGGTGAGCTCGCGGTAACATTGCCGACCGGCCCGGGCGCCGGGGATTGCGAGGGCCGCAGCCACGAGCCACGGCACCAGCCACCGGTTCATCCCAGCTTTTGGAGCACCTTCTCCATGACGTGTTTGGTTTCCGACACCACATCGGCCATGCGCTCGGCCAGCTCCCGGTATTGGGAAGCGTGCAGATCCTGCTTGGCCTCCAGCGCCGAGATGCGTTCATCGCGCCGGGTGCCGATCTCCAAGCGTTCCTTGTCGCGTTTCTCGTCCCGTTTCCAGAGGGCCAGCACCGCCACGGCCAAGAGCACCGTGGGGCCCGCTTCCGGGAGGAGCGTGAGGAGATCCGGGTCGGCGGACATTAGAGGCTGATGGGTTGACCGACGATGTGCGAACCCACGAGGCACACGTCTTCGTTTTCCCATGTGTCTGCCCCGCGCGCGGCGGCGGCTTCGTAAAGCGCCGACTCGGCCACGGTGAACGGGACCACAACCGGGTTGTCTTGGACCAGGAGCATACACTGGCAGGTGACGGTTCCGGCGGGATACGAAATGGCGATGGAGATGAGTTTCATAATGAATGTTAGGGAGCGGTGTAGCCTTGGAAGTTCGCACGCACGGTTCCGGCTGCGGAAAGGTTGGCGTTGAGAGCGGTGGCGGCCGTGACCGGGATGTGAATGGGCCATTCAAGGTCCAGCGGCACGTTGACCGGCAAAGGCAACCTCCACCGTTCGGTGGCCCCGTCGAGAATGATGAGATCCACCGTGGCGGCTCCGGTATTGATGACCTGCCCGGCGACAAGGTGGCGTTTGAGCCCAGCGCCCGCAGCCGCCGCGATGGGCGCGGCCGTGGTGGTCGTGAGCGCGAGCGATGCGTCGAACGTCGCTTCTGCCAATGCGTAAGGCTTCACGACTCCCGCGCCGATCATCGTGCCCATCCAGCCCACGCTGTCACCAGCGGCCGACATGGCGGCGATGTTCGCGTTGGATGCCCGCAGACCGGCTGTGACGGGGTTACCGATCGCGGCGTCCACCGCCACGGTGCCCGCTGCGGCGACGGTGCCGCTGGTCAGAGCGCCGCCTTGGAGCACGACGGGCACGGCGTTCGCAATGTCTCCCGTGGGGCGCGTCATCATCTCCACTCGCTCGCGTTCAAAGTCGAACACGCGCAGAAGCGAAACGCGGTAGTCCGTGCGCTTGATCACACCGCCGCCGCAGTTGGTGGTGGCCAGCGTGGAAGGCACCGGGACGTTCTCGATGGATTCGAGCAACAGGTTGGTGGTGGCCACTTCGCGCACTTTCCATGCGCCGTCAATGCCGAGGCTGGCTCCGGTGGCTATGTCGCGCACGCCCACAAGCTCCACGAAATCGCCGTTGAGCAAGCCGGCCCACGCCACACTCCCCACAAGCGTGAGCACGCCGGATGCAATGGTGGCGGATTGTACGGCCATGGTCAGCGCGCCGAGCGCCGACATCAGGTTGCCGCCTTGGACCTTGGCCACGTATCCCCCGTAACTGGTCACGGTGGAGGCCGTGCCAATCACGATTGTGAACGTGTTGGACGTGGGCACTGTGGCAACCGCCGTGGCCGTCACAAGGTTCGGGAAGCTCGCTGCCGCCTGATCGCGGATGCCGTAAACGACCACAACGTCGCCGGCCACAAGACCGTGGTCGGTCGCCGTGGTAATGGTGGCCGTGGTCGTCCCGCTTTTTACTGCCGAAACAATCTGCGCGCTCGGGACCGTGAGCGACTTGTTGTTGGCCGCTCGGATCCGGAACTTGTAGGGCTTCGAGTTGTTCGGCACCACTTGGGTGCGGTTCACGAACGCGGTCAAAGCGGCGGTGGAGTCTACCGGAGTCGAAGCCCACTGGACGCGGTCGGCCATGAGGGTGAGCCGATATTCGTTGGTCGGCTGGAAAGCGTAGGTTCCGGGCGTGTTGATCGCCTGGACACTGGCCGTGGTGAGGATCGTCGCCGAGTGGTTGCCCGCTGCGGTGCCGCTGGGCAGCGAGTCGCCTGCGTCACTGCGAATGTAGGCGCTGGCGTTGGTCGCCGTGGCGTTCTCGAAAATGAGGCTGGTTCCGTCCTTCGCGTATCCCAGCGCGGGGCGGAAATACACCAAGCCTTTTGCGCCCGCCGGGTTGGCGATTGTTTGCGAAGGGATCGTCCCGCCGGGGCCAGCCGTGGCGGTGAAACTGGTGGGCGTCGGAATCGTGGCGACAACAAGCGCGGGATAATTGGCGAGCGGGTTTGAGCAGCCCGTGATTCCGATGCGTTTCCCGGGAACAAGTCCGTGCGGAGTTGTGGTGACAACGGTGAGCGTGGTGGTCGCCTGCGAAATGCTGGAGATTTCAATGTCGGGTTGTGCGGGCAACGCGTCGAGCGACACGATCTCCACCGCGAACTCCTGCCCGAGCGTCCGCTGCGACATATGCGCGCCGATCGACACCTCGAGCGGCATCGCAAACCGTTCCAGGTTTTCAATGACCGTCTCGGTCCCCGCAAAAAGCGGGCTTTTGGAAATGGTCAGGTGGCTGCACGCCAGCGCGTTTCCTTCGGCTCGGGCGATGTCGCCGTTTCCGAGGACTTGGATCCAGGGCGAGTCGGGCGTGTTCGGGGCCCACGTCTCGAAGCTTTCCCGGTACCGCGTGGTGACGTTGGACGTGGCCACGGCCCCGTTGTCGCCGAGTTTGATGGGAAGGGCTTTGCCCTCGGAGGTGTGACCGTAACAGAGGCTTTTCATAAAATGGGTGGCTCAGGCCAGACGCGCAAATGCGCGGGCGGTTTGACGTTGCTGCTGGTTTACTTTGTCCATCTCATCGTCGAGCAGGCTCTCGGCCTCGCTGCGTTCGATGCGGGCTTTGTCGTGTTGCCCGTCCTCGCGCAGGGCGTCGGCATACGCGGCGTGCGTCACATGCGGGGCGAGCACATACGGGAAAGGTTCCACCGCCCAGAAAGTCGGCGCGACGTTCGGCACCTGGTTGGTGTTGGTCGCAAGAGCCCTGTATGTCTGGCCCGTGGCGGCGAGATACACACGATCCCCGGCGGCATACGTGGTAAGCGTGGAATGCGTGGTGGCGCTCATCTCACTGGGGCGGATCCGATATTCCACCCACACGGAAACCAGCCCGAGATCGATCGTCACGGCGTCGTCGACGATCCGGAACGGGATGGGTTGGCCGGTCTTGGCGGGGTTGCCCGTGAACACGTTGAACACCTCGCCCATCACCGTCTTGCCGGTTTGTTCCAGCGGGATCGACCGATCAAGATCCGTCAGCGGCGTCCACCAGGCGGTTTCGGTGAGGGCGTGGTTGAGGTTCGCCGCCTGGAGGCTCTGGTAATAGCCGCCGTTCCCATACACCTCTGCGCCGAGCGCGTAGGTGGTCGCGGCCGAGTAAGCGTCCCGGAAGAAGCGTTGTTCGCTCCGGCTCAGATCCGGCCACGGATAAATCTCCCAAGCCCGGCGCAGATGTTTGTTGATATACCGGGTGAGACCCTCGGCTTGGGCCGAGGTGAAATTGGTTGCGGGATCCAGCCCCAGCGAACTGGCGACCCCGTGCAGCACACTCTTGAACGTGACGGTCCTCATCGGCGCAGGGCTTTCTCGCGTTTGAGCAGTTCGGCCACGATGTGCCGGAGCCTCGGCTCGGCGTCGGGTTCGAGCTCAATGATGTGCCCTTCGAGTTCCCACGCGCATTTGCCTTCGGGCGCGGGCACCTGGAGGAACCCGAGCACGCTCATGGCTTTGCATTGTTGGGGACTCGGCGACGTCATGCTCGGAGTCCGTTCACCCGCAGCGTGGTTTTTGCCGACTGGCTCTTCACCCGCAGATGCGGGTTGTCGCGCAGATACCGTTTGCGGAAATCTTTGTCCGCCCAGCACCCTTTGCCGTGCAGCGCTTCGAGCCCGAAATAAATGTCCGGATGCACGGAGAGCGTGCATTGACCCAACCCCTCGACGTGTGCCCGCTGGAGCCGTTCGTTGGCGGCGGCGATCTGCGCCTGTTGCACCTCGGCCATGGCGGCCCGTGCGTTCCAGCCAGCGCGAAACTCCGCCGCAAGCGGGGCAAGCTCCTCGTTCCAGTCGATCTGTTGGATCATAAAGAGGGGCCGCCCGGGGTGGATCTCACCCCGGACGGCTTTGGGTCGCGGAAGCGGTTAGGACGCCTTGTTGAGGTTGATGAGCTGCACGAACAGGTGCACCTCGCCCTCATTGAGTGCCGCGAGGTTCTTTGCGGACATGGACCCGAACGTGAGCTTGAACGTGTCGGCCGCCGTGTAGGCTTTGCCGGTCGTCGCGGTGAACACGCCGAAATCCACTTTGCTCCCGTTGGCGTTGAGCTCGGCCGCAGTCCGCCAGGTCGTGGCCGATGCGTTGTCGCCGATGCTCAGCGTGGTGGTGTTGTGGGCCGCGTCCGCGCTGTTGCGGAACGGGGTCTTGAGCTTGAACAGGCCCAAGTCGCCCACGGCATACCCGGCGGCCAGGGGGATGTTGATCGCCTGCGCGGTGTTTGCGGTGGTCTCGGTCAGGTCGGTGTGGTCCACCTTGATGAGGTGACTGCACCCGGTGGACACTTTCTCTTCGATGGGAAGTTCGATGACTTGGCTCATAACTTAGGAAGCGGCGATTTTACCGTGGGCAAGAGGGCTGGTGACGCAGAGGGACACGATGGCGTCGATGACGCCGCGAGGGCCGCCGCCAGCGTCGGGCAAGGGCCGGAAGTAAGGCGCGGTGTGGGTGCGCAGCTCGATGAACTCCATGTCCACCAGGGCCGCGTGTTTCATGTTGGGCGTGCCGCCCCCCGTGGTGGCGCCGACGAACAGGTCGGGGATGATTTCAACCACCCCGTAGTCGCCTTCGTAGAGGTCGATCGCCGTCACAAAGGCGCGGTCCTTGAGCTCGCCGTTGAATTGGCGGATCACGGTGTTGCTCGCCTTGTTCGGCGCATACCGACCGAAGTCGGTGATGGCGTTTTTGACCTGGGTGCCCGCGAACAACACGAGTTCCTTGGCAACGCCGGTCTTCTCGTAACGGCTCTGGAGAATGGCGCGGAAATCGTCCTCGTCGAAGTCCGTCATTGCGCCGCTGTAGATGCTCGCCGCCGGGGTGCGATAAGCCTCGTCGGTGATGGGCAGATCGGTCTGCACGGCGGACTGCACCCATTTCTGGAAGCCGCGCTGTTTGCTGCCGTCCTGCCCGTTGTCCTCGGCGGACTCCTGGTTGGAGAGCATCGCAATCTCCATGTTGCGCTTGATCTCGTACATGCTCTTGCGCTTGGCTCGGGCAAACTCGCGCTCGGGAACTCCCGCGACGGTCTGCACGTTCTCGGCGATGAAGCCCACCATGGGCGCTTCACGGTACACCTCGCACCGGGCGCTGAGACGGGCCCGGCGTTCGGCGGCGTTGGAGAAGGTGTCGACGTCTTTGCCGTCGGGCACCCCGCCCGCCTTCGGGTCCGCGTAGCGGTCCACCTGGAAGGAGTAGATGATGTTGGTCGGAGTGTCGCCTTTCGGCAGCTTCGACATGAAAGGCATTTGCTTGGCATCGGCCACGGCGAGGATGTCGGAGAGATCCTCGCGTGCGCCGACTTGGGCGACTTGGTTGGTGTAAGGCATAGAAACAGGGTCTGGTTATGCCCGGCTCGCTGTGGCCATGAAGAACCGCTCGATCGCGTCGGCGCTGCCGCCGCTCTGGAACACTTCTTCAAGGGCCTTGGTCCTCACCAGTTTGTCGGTGGCGACTTTGGGCACGGGCGTTTTGGTGACCGGCGCAGCAGGTGCGCGCTCGGGTTGTTTGATGGGTGTGGGCTTGGGCGTTTCGCCGCGCTGCATCCGGGCCCGGTGACCTTCGAGCCATTCGCCCACGAACACCTCGGGATCGGCGAAGCGCCGAATCTCGGGCAACGCCTGGAGCACTTGCTGGAAGAGCCGGTGTTCGTCGCTCTTCGTGTCGAAGAGCGCCGGATACTCCGTGCGCGCCAGCTCGATTTGTTCGGTGCGTTGCCGGAGAAACTCCGCTCGCGCCGGGGCGTGTTCGCTGAGCACCTCGTCGCACCGCGAGAAATGGCTGCGGATCTCCGCCGCCGTGGCTACTCGGGTGCCGCCGTTGCCGTCGGGCACTTCCACGGGATCGCCCGTTTCCGGGTCGACACCGTCCCAGTGCGTGATGGCCCAGGCGCGGATGCGTTTGGCTCGGGCGATTTCTTCCTGGAGTTGCGCGGCGTTCTCGACGTGGGCCAGCGGGGTTTCCGCAGACGTCGGCACGGGCGCCTCGGCAGGAGAGGCCGGGGTGGTTTGGGTGAGCTTGGCTTCCAGCTCGGCGATGCGGGCCTCGCGTTCCGCCACCGCATCGGACACCGCTTTCGCGGAGGTCTCCTCGGCAGTCTTAGCGCGGGCCGTGAGTTTGTTGATCCGCTTGAGCATCTTGGCGATGGCGCGCGGATCGTTCTCGGCGATTTCGTCTTCCTCCTCGGGCTGGGCCTTCTGTTCTGGCTCGGCTTCCGGGGTTTGGTCCTGAAGATCGGTCGGATCGGGCTGCTCCGTCGGATCGGTCGGATCTTGAAGATCAGTCGGATCGGTCGGATCGGTCGGATCGGTCGGATCGGTCGGATCGGTCGGATCGGTCGGATCAGTCGGATCAGTCGGATTTGCTGCGGTGGTTTGCTGGCCGAGAAACTCGCGTTCCTGCGGGTCGAGCAAAGCGATGAGATCGTTGGTCATGGAGAAACCCTCCAAGGGGTTGAGTGGGTCAACGCGCTTGGGGCGACCCGGCCGTGAAGGCGGGAAGCAATGGGAAGTGCGCGCAGAAACTTCGGCATGAGGGGAGCAATGGGGGATTGCCCGAGGCCCCTTCAAGCCGCCGCCCTGAGAACAACGGAAAACCGGGAAAACAATGCTCGTTAGCCCCTGGAACGACAAAAGGCGCAGAGCATCAAAGCCCTGCGCCTTTGGCGGGAATGGTCAGTTGTAAAGGAATCCTTGTCAGCTCATGGCGGCGAGGATGATCCCGAAATCTGTTTCGGGATCATACCCCCTCCTCCGGGTGGTTAGGCCCGCCGCGCATGCGAATGGCCTGCGCGATCTGGAGCGCCGCAGCGGACCAGCCGTTGTTCCAGTCGTCCACGCACTTGGTTGCTGCATGTGCGCCGTCTGCCACCTTAGCGCACCACTCGCGCTCGGCGGCCACGGCTGCTGCTGTCCGAGCTCGCTCCGCGTCCTGCAACGCCCTCCCGGCGACCAGCTCGGCTATTGCCTTCGGATCATACAGGGGGCTGCCTTCTGTCTGCTCATACACTCGTTGCAAGAGGGCATGGAGGCTTTCCTCAGTGAGCTCGGAAATGGCACTGCCTGGGATGGCCTCGCTCATACCCCCTCCTCCGGTTGCACGGTGCAGTCGATGAGCCAGCACAATGTGCCCCTTCGCACTCCAACGCGAGGGACATCGGCGTGTTTGCAATACACTCTCTGCACCGTTCCATCATCCGCCTCGACCAGAAGATACATGTAACTCTTCACCCTGTGGTGATGCGTTGTCGAAAAGTCGTCTTGGTATTCGTCAAGCAGATCGATTTTCATGGGGTTCGTCCACCAGTGCGACCAGTTGAGCCGCTCCAGAGGAAACGCGCACGAGCTGTTTCGCTTGCTGTTGACCTTTCGCCACTTGGCTCGGGATTTTCTGGGTTTAATCAGCGGCAGCCAAACGCTCATACCCCCTCCTCCGGTTGCGCCGCGCTGCGGCGGGTGGCGCGCAGGCCCGCTCGCACATCCTCGAAATCCTGCGCCAAAAACCGCAGCCATTCCAACCCGCCCGCCGTGTGCGCCAGCGCCCCGGGCGACTCCGCCAGCTCCGGACGGCTCACCTGGCTCATGGCGTTCTCAACGTGTTCCGTCAGGATCTGCCGCACCGCGAGCAGCACCGGATGCCCCTCGTGCAGTTGGCAGAGCGCATCGTGGAGTTCCTCATCCGAGAGCCGCTGTTCGCCGGTCAGCCGGATCACCGGCCGGCCGGGTTTGGTCCCGGGTTTGGTCCCGGGTTTACGCATGGGTTTTTTACGGGTGGTTGTTTTCATTGTGGGTTGATTCCAAGAACGCGCAGAACGTCGGTTTTGAGATACCATCCGCGGGTGCCGGGGATGGGCAATGTTTTGCGAGGCAACGCCCCGGTGGCGATCAGGCGTTCGATCACATACTCCGCATTGGGGAATCCGGAGCGTTCCATCAGCGCGATGACGTCGCGCCGGCGCATGAGTTCGGGTGTGTTCATTTTTCAGTACGAGCCTCGGGAACCGAAGCCTTTGAGTTGATCTGCCGGGGTGTGTTGAAGATCGGCCGTCGCCATGTAGCGCAGGCAATCGATCGGGTCTTTGCACGCGGCTTTCTCGCCGTCGTGCCCTGTGTAGTTCTGCATCGCCCAGATCACGTTCGCGCACCGGCGCGACACGTAGAGCTTGGGCTCGTTCACCAGCGCCGTGATGGGCGCCGTTCGGTCGAAGTCCAGGAGGCTGTTGATCGCCGCCAGTCCCTCCTCCTCCCGCAAGCCTGGAGCCGGGAGGAAATACAGCGCGGGCCCGTCCACCGCGCCCTTCGCGTCGGTCTGCTCATCGGCGAACCGGTCGATCAGCGAGGTGCCGCCGCTGTCTTCCGCCACCGATTGCGCGGAGCCAGACCGGGGATCGATGTATCGGGTGTCGATCCATTCGCCTTTCTCGTCCCACGCCGTGCCCGTCCAGCGGTTGCCTTCCTCCTCCAGGATGAGCCGCTTGTATTCCTTCACCCCGTGCCCGAGCGCGGGCTGAGCCGGACCGGGCGCGCCGTCCCATTTCCGCGAATCCTCGCTGGGCAACGCCCATTCGCCGTGCCTGGGCATGTCCGGCCATTCCCGATAAACGAAGTGCCGCCCGGCGTTGTCCACCGCCACCCAGATCAGGAAGAAGTTCCGGGCCCCCGCGGGGTCGAGGATCAAGTAGCGGCTCACATCCTTCTGCGGGACGAGCCGTTCGTCGATGATGTTGTGCGCGCCGAATTTGGGGAACGTCGTGCGGATCGTGTTCCGCGCATACCCGTAGAACCGGCGTTCCCGCACGACCTTCTCCTTGTGCCCGTAGTCCTGGACCAGGCGCGTGTAGTTGCAGAACGGATTGAGCTTGGAATGGAAGTAGATGATCCAGTTGTTCGCGCCCGCGCCTTTTTGAATGTAGGGCATGTGGCCCGGCGGACAGTCCTCGACGTGGATCTCTTCCGGCGACAACACGGCGGGATCGACCGGCAGACTCTGCATCGTGACGGCCCCGGCTGTCACGTCCTTGATCGCGGGCGTCATCCCGTCAATCGCGGTGTAGGGCCAGAGGAATTTCCCGTTCCGGTCGGCCAACCCGCGCTTGAGCCCTTCCAACCAGCGCAGCGGCATGTTCTCGTCCCCGATGATGAGATCGAACGCGAGCCCCTCGTAAATGCGCGGGTCCTGGTAGTAACACCCGAACATGCACACCCCGCCGTTGGGGGTGGTGAACTTGTTGTTCGAGAAGCCGTTCTTGTCGTCATATTTGATGTTCGCCGTCTGAGACCGCTTGAGCCCGCGCCATTCGTTGGGGAGATATTTGTAAACGCCCTTGTGATGGAGCTCGATGCTGGTGGGCTCGGCCTCGTGAAGGATGAGCACCCGCTTGTCGAATCCGTTCACCAACGTCTGCACGGCTTTGCGCACGCAATACTCGGTCTTGCCTGCGCGGTTCCCGCCGAAGATGCACAGCAACCCGGCCCCCTCGGACAGGAGCCGGTCGGCGTCCCGCCAAGAAGGCTCGATGACAAAGCCGTGATGGAACGGGTCCTCGACGGATTTGCGGATCCGCTCCAACCGGGTGGCCTCGTATTCGGCCAGCATCACGGCGGCCCGGTCGATGCCGACGCGTTTGATGAGCGCGTCGATCTCGGCCTCTGCCGGGATGGGCACCATGGGGTGAGGTTTAAAGGGCGGGATCATAGGGGTTCAAACACGCTGCCGCGTCCGCGTCCGACTGTTTGTTGGTGGAGTTTCTTGGCCGTGCGGCCCTTGTTCATCCGTGCGACGGCGGCGATGCTGCACGCGGTCGAGCAGTAAACCGTCGGCCTCTTCTTGTTGCGGAGGAACTGGCCGCGGCATTCGGGGCACTCCACGGATTCCATTTGGACCGGGGCCCGGCGGTTGTAACACGCCGCTGAACAGTAGGTGCGCCCGGGCCGGATCGGCCCGGAACATGTGGGACAGGTGTTCATGCTATGAATCGCAGCATTTTCAAAGCGCACCTCATCATGCGGATGTCGCAGTCGATTTGCTCAGCCCATGGATTCGGTCCATGCCGGGTGTCTGCGTCATGCCGGCATTCTTGGGCATAGCATAATCCAGCCCTAATCGATGCCGCGAGTGTCTCGCCTAGCAGGCGAGGGACGGCGGCCGCTTCACTCTCGATCTCGTCGGGCGCACTTTCCTTTTCCTCCGCCGCTGGGTTGTGTTTGAGGAACTCTTGCGTCCACTCGTGGAGAATATCCATTAGCTCCGCGTGAGACATCCCAACATCGTTTGCAAGCCTCACGAAATATGGGTCGGAAGCGGGTAATGGAACATGCAGCGCCCGCAGCAGTTGCGAATGTCTCCCCTCATGCGTGCGTCTTGAGTAAGTCAGTTGATTGGCGTCATACGAAAATCCGTGACGCACCATCCAGATATTGAGCGCTTCCGGGAAAATGATCTTCTCTGAATTGATTTTTGTAGCTTTCTGGGGGTCGAGTTTCTCGTCATGCATCCGCTGCGTCCGTTGTTCGAGATCCTCGATGAGGGTGTCACGCGGGATTCCCATGTGTCGGGCAAGCCGATCGAAGTTGCAGTCATCGCTCGGAAGTGCCCGGTCCGAGTCCCAAAACTTGGGTGACAGTTCTAGGTCGAGGCATTGGGTGAAAACCCTGTGTTCCGGGTGATACGTCCAACCGCTGTTCAACAGCAATTCTCTGACTGCCAGGGGTGAAATCATTGTTGTTTCCATGTTAAAACGGGATGTCGGATTGGTCGTCTAGCTCGTCGAGTGGAGCCTTGTAGGCGGGCCTTGCCGGACGGGCCGCAGATCCAGGCGCGGGCGCCGGGGCGGCTTGACCGCCCGCGTTTGCCGGTTTGCCCCCGAGCATCTGGAGCGTCTCGCCGATGACCCGCATTTTCTGGCGTTTCTGGCCGGTGTCCTTGTCGTCCCATTGATCCAGCTTGAGCCGGCCTTCGACGTAAACGCTCCGGCCTTTGGCGAGGTATTCCTTGGCAACCTCGGCGGTGCGTCCGAAGAACTCGACGTCCACAAACGTGGTTTCCTCCTGTTGCTCGCCCGCGTCGTTTTTCCACGAGCGATTGACCGCCAGCCCGATCTGGGTGACGGCGGTGCCGCGGGGCGTGCGGCGAAGTTCAGGGTCCCGTGTGAGGTTCCCAATGAGCATGACTTTGTTGAGATTTGGCATGGTGTTGGTGTTGTTTGGAAAGGGGTCTCTGCGTCCAAGCCGGTCGGCTCGGAAGACGCGCTTCACAGCTCGTAGGGAGCACGCGCCCGGCGTTTTGCCCGCAGAGGTAAAGGGGTTAGTCGGCGTGAAAGGCGAACAAGTAGGCCAAGGCCAAAAGAGCCGCCGGGATGGTGAGCAAGTCGATTGTTTCCGGGCTCATTGCTGGCCCCCTTCCTCGCGCAGCATCCGCTTAAATGTTTCCCCCAAGACCCAATCCAAAAGCGCGCTTTCTTCCATCCGCTCGCAAGCGGAGCAATGGACCCGGAAAACAAGCTGCGGCGCGGTTGCCGAGGCAAGCGGGTTCGGAGTCAGGAAAACTTCGATGGTCTGCGTCCCGGTTGCATCCATTTTGCCCACTTGGATTAAATAATCCGCAAGTTCGACTGTCTTTAAATACGGCAACTCCGGCCTTGGGAGGCGTCCCTCTGGATAAATAATGCGGTCCTCCAACCAAGGTGACTTGGTCCAACTGGGTTCTTCCGCAACCCTGTAAATATAATCTGGGTGTCTTCTTGCCTCGCTCCCGCGGATGCGCCCGCGAAAACTTTTACTGACGTTCGCTTGAGTCAACTCCTCGCTCATTGCGCGCCCCCTTCCTCAATCAACTGGCGGGCGTCGAAAACAGGCTCGCCGGTTCTAACAGGCTCGCCGGTTCTTATAGGCTCGCCCCAGACAGAAGCCTTCAAACTGTCAACATACCACAGCACGCCAACGGTGCCGAAAAACTCCTGAGCTGCGGGGGCATAGAGAAAGCGCGTGGCCCGTTCGCAGGAAACGCCGGGCAAAGGCCCGTTATACCCTTTTGGGACTTTCATCAGGATCACCCCCGCTCGCTCTAGGATAAGCTCCACCTCGATCAAGTCGAATTCGTCGGTGTCTTGGTCGCTCATTGCGCGCCTCCTTCCACCTCATTGGCTCGCACAATGGCGCAGCCTTTTCCAAGGCGGATGAACCCGTTGTTCTTGCGGAGAAGCTCCTCGGTCACTCCGCCCTCCCGCCACAATTTCAGCTCTGCGTTTGCGGCATCCAATGCTGCCGACAACTGGCGCTCGCGGGCGAGCCAGATTCTTTCGATTGCTTCGGAGGTCATGGGTTGGGGTGGATTTGCAGGGTGATGGTAATTTCCATGGTGACGGGTTCGCCGGTCTCGCGGCTCTCTTGGAGCTCCTCGGTGATCTGCTTGAGGATGTCGGTCTCCTGGGCGCCGAGCGTGTCGCGCACTTGTTTTTGCAGGTCGTGCGCCATCCGTCGGATGATGGGGTGGCGGCTCATTCTGTTTTCCGTTGGACGTTCAGGAAATGGAGCACCTCGCGTTCGAGCCTGGTTGCGGTTTCGAGGATCGGCATGGCAAACGACTTGAGCATCAGCGCCGCCTCGAATTGCTCCTCGCTCGTGTTTTTGTTTTCCGCTCTGAGCAACGCTTTCGTGCGCCATTCGAGAGCGGACTGGGTGACAATGGGGTGCTCGGGATGTTCGGGTGTCATAGGGTGATGGGGTGGTGAGGCATGGGTCAGTATTCGTTGTTTGAGGTCGCCGATTCGGGCCGGTTTTCGAACCGGGTCAGTTCGCCGACAAAGTTCAGCCGCACCGTGCCCGTCCGCCCGTCGCGTTGCTTGTCGATGATGATCTCCGCGTAGTTCTCTAGGTCGTCCATGGTGGTGACGTGCGCGTCGGGATCGGCCTGGTATTTCTCCAGCATCTTTTCCCGTTGCTCCTTGCTCTTCGCGTAGTAGATCGGGCGGTACAGCAGGCCCACAACGTGCGCTTCCTCCTCGATCGCCCCGCACTCCTTCAGGTCCGCCATGGTCGGTCGGCTCTCCTTGCGCTCCTCGGCGCCGCGGTTGAGCTGCGCCAGAACGATGATCGGCACGTTGAGCTGTTTCGCCGTTTCCCGGATCCCCTGCATGATCTCCGCAATCTCTAGGTTCCGGTTGTCCCGGGCCCGCTTCGAGCTGCCTTTCATGATCTGCACGTAGTCGATGATGATGAGCTTGGCCTTGTGCAGCACCACCGCACGCCGCGCACGCGCACGGAACTGCGCGATGGTGAGCCCCGCCGTGTCGTCCAGAACGATCCGGTTCCCGATCATGGAGGAGGCCGCTGCGGTGAGCTTGGGAAACTGCGCGTCGGAGAGGTAGCCGTCCCGCAGCCGGCCGATGTTGATTCGGGCGCGGCCGCACAGGATCCGGTCCACGATCTGGTCCCGCGTCATTTCCACGGCGAACAACGCCACGGCGGCCCGCTTGTCGTTCTCCAGCGTGGTCGCTGCCGCCTCGATCCCGAGTGCGATGTTCTCAGCGATGTTGATCCCGGCGGCGCTCTTGCCCATGGCCGGTCGCCCCGCGAACACGTAAATGTATTTGGGCTTCAGCCCGTCGAGCATGTTGTCCAGGGCGTCGAATCCCGTGACCAACCCCACCGGCTTGCCCCGCTGGTTGTACCGCGCTTGGATCCGGTCCACGGCGTCGAGCACCTCCTGTTTGCTCACCGGACGGAGGCTTTCCGCGTCGGCCGTCATGGCGCCGATGTCGATCGCCTCGCCCTGAAATTCTTCCAGCAGGTTCTCCGTGTTGTCCTGTTCCTCGTAACACCGGGAGGCGAACGACGTGCCGAGGTTGATGATCCGCCGCAAGATCCGTTTTTCACGCACGATCCGCACGTATTCGCGCCAGTCTGCCGCAGTAGGCATGAAGAGTTGCAGCTCGGTGACGACCCCGGGGCCGCCCGCCGATTCCAGCTCGTTCTTGTCCCGCAGATGCTGGGTGAGCGCGATGAGCTCGACCGGCTTTTTTGCGGCGGTCATGTCGATGATGGCCTGGAACACCAGGGCGTTGGCCGGGGTGTGGAAGTGCTCGACCTGGATCGCCGCGCCGACTTCCTCGATGATCTCCGGCCCGCCGATGAGCATACACCCGAGCAGGGCTTTCTCGGCGTCCGGACTGGATGGGAGCAGACGTTGGCTCATGCGGTGATGAGGAAGAACGTCGGCCGTGGTTCGCGCATGGCGGCGGCGAGACGGGCCAACACATCGTCCCCGGCGGCGAGGGTGGTTTGGCCGTTGGCCAGAATGCGGAAAACGCGGGTGTCCGGGGCGGGTGCGAGCGCGTTGATCCGGTCGAGGAGTTCGGCCATGGCCAATGCGACCTCGGGTTTTTCGTTGAGGGAGGCGTGGTTGAGCCGGTCGGCGATGAGTTGGGTGATGGTGTTTTGCATAGGGTGGCTTTTGAAAGCAGCGGGGCCTGGGGCTTCGCCTTAGGCCTCGGCAGGGGTGAGGTCGCGGACGGCGGGTTCCGGGGCCGCGTTGTTTTTTTTCACGACGGTCTCGTGCAGAGGGAATTGCGGGAACTCCCGGCGGAGCTCCTTGTCCACGTCCCACCACGACCGCCAATGGCCGGTGAGGGCGCCGGGATATTTTTCGAGCAGGGCTTCCCGCCAGTTGAGGGGTTCCTCGGCGCGCCCGAATTTTTTTCCCGTGCTTTCGGAGGGCATCGACTCCGGGTTCTGGGCGAAGAACTTCCGAGCCCGATCGACCTGCCCTTGAAAGTTCTGGATGAACGAAACGAGGGTCTGCGGCGGGTAAAACTTCGAATCGTCCGCGTTTGCCATGAACCAGGCCTCGACCAGACTCAGATCCTCAAAGGAGACGTGGGCCTTCATGGCGTGGACTTCCTCAATGTTGGTAGCCCGCTGATTTTTTTTGCGGCCCAAAAGCGATCCGAGTCGGGCAAGGACTTCCTGGGCGGTGGCGATGTCCTCCGGCGCCCCGGGTTTTTTATTTTCGGGAGAAGAGGGTTCGTGAGGTTCTTGGCTCTCCCTTTGGAATCCCTCTTCTCCATGCCTCTCCTCTCCACTCCTCTCCTCTCCTCTCCTGGGGTATGCATGCGGTATGGATACCGCATGCATACCGCATCCGGAGGTGGTGGTTTTTTCGTCGGAGGAAGAAGAGAAAAGAGGCTTGAGAGACGGGTATTCGGCGAGAACGGCGGCTTTCAATGGCTCGCTGTGAGCCGCGACCACAGCCCTCACAATCGCCCCTGAAACCTTGCTTTTACAGAGGGAAGGACCGTCTTGAGCGTATTGTTTCCGGATGAAACTCTTGATCCAATACCGCCGTGAAATGAGGGGAGCAGGCTTCTCGGATGCTCTCGGAATGGATGCGGCATGCATACCGGATGCATCCGGCATAGATGCGGCATGCATACCGCATGCATCCGGCATAGATGCGGCATGCATACCGCATGCATCCGGCATAGATGCGGCTTTTGATTTTTCGGGGATGATGAAGATTTCGTCTCCGAATGCCTCGCAAGCGCGCTCGAAGTCGCTCCAATCCAGCTTGGTCTCAAATTCGAACAGGTCTTTCTCAGCCAGGCAGTAACCAGCGGTCGTGAGACGTGGGTTGGTCTGCATCCAAATCATGGCCATCCGCGTTTCGACGGGATAGGGCCGCCAAGTGGTCCAGATTTCAGGGTCGATTTTCGTTTGCATCAGTATCTCCCAGGGAAGCGAGGGCACCGGCCCTCAAGGTCAAATGTGTTGGGGCGCACGGGACACGGCCGGGCCCGGAGCGCCATCCGGGGCCGGAAATTCTCAGACGACCTCACCCGCACGGTGAGCAGGGCGGGCGGTTTTTTTTCCACCCACAGCGTCGGCTCGACGTCGCTGCACCACAGGACGCGGGGATTCTGCGGCTTGGACACCACCCAGAGGGTCACCACAGCGGGCACGGGGTCAGACACGCCCTGTGCGTCCCCCTGCGCCACTGGCGACCCCTCCGCGCCGTCTTTTTTTTGGGGCGTTTTTTCAAGCTCCAGAACGGCGCGGATTTTTTCCTGCCCTGCCTCGGACAACACAATGTCCCGCCCCTCCTTTTTCCAGTGGAGGCCTTCGGTGAGATGCGCCTTTCGGAGGGCGCGGATGTGTTCCTCGCGCAGCCCGAGGGCCTCTGCGAAGTCGCGTTCGAGTAGGGTGGTAATCATGGGTGTCTTTGTCAGAAATTCCGAAAGGGGTGATGGTTGCTAAGGATGGGGGGGGTCACGAAACGCTCGACCCCCGCCCCCCCTCTGAGGCCTGCCGTTTCCGCCGCCGAGAAGGTGCCGTTTCCGGGCCTGCCGTGCCCGTTTCCGAGGCGCAAGGCGTATCACAAAGCGTATCAGTCGAGGCCTCTACTCTGGACAAGTCACCAAAAGCAGCTGATTCAGAATCAGCGGCCCGCTCTACGCCGTCCGTCGGCGCTGCCTGGTCAACCGCCGTCTCTGCCCGCTCCGATCCGGCGCCAGCCTCAGCCGCGGCGCTCGCCCTTTGTGCGCGAACTCCCCCAGAGAAACCCATTGAAACGGTCTCGGACTCGATCTCGACGGCATCCGCCTTTTTCTCCTGCAACCAGGCCGCGAACGCTGGGACCTGTGGGGCCTCGTCAACGTGGGCGATGCGCTGCGTTGCCTGTCCGGAGAGGAGGAGCAGCTTCTCCGCTGCAATGCCGAGGGCGACGGGCAGGCTCTCTAGTTTGATCGTCTGGACCTCCTCAAGCAGGCGCTCGGATGCGGCGCCGACAAACCGCGCCAGCGTGGCAATGGTCTGCTCTTTAAGCGTGTCTACAGTCTGGCCCTCTCTGTGACGGACGGCTGCAATAGTGTTGTGCGAGACTCTCAGCGTGCGGGCGATCTGGCGAACGCCGACGCCCTGCCCCAGCAGCTCGACAACGGCTCTGTATATGTCCGGGCGCTGCGAAAAAAGGCGCTCGCCCGTAAACTCTCCCCGAGCCTCTGCACTCGCCAGCGCATCCAAAACCTCCTCCGAAAAAAGAGGGGGCGCGGAAGCAACCTGCTCGGCGCGTCGTGCAATAAGGCTGTCCTCTGGTCGAGACATAAGGGGGCCGGAAATGGGCAAAAAAAAATGAACGGCGGCGGGCGAGCCGCTAAAAAAGGCAGACGCGCCAACGGGCGGCGTATGCGTCGGCCATGGCAGGCCGGGAGCGCAGCGTCTGGAGCTGCGCCAGTGTCAGGCGGTGCGGAGGGGTGGTCAGAATCCGCACGGGTGCTAGTTTGGCAGCGGGTTGTTGCTGCGCCTCCAGGCAACCAGCGCGCTGGCCGGTATGCGGAGCTCTCCGCCGATGCTCTCGGCCCTGAGGTTGCCCCGCTGGATCTCTCGGGAGATCGTGCGCGGGTGGAGTTGGTACACCGCCGCGATCTGCGCGGGCGTATACATCATCTCCAGTCCGTCGATGGCGGGTGCCCGGCTCATAACGGCACCTCCTCACCTGGGAGGGTTGCCATGGGCGAAAAAAATGCCCGTGCCGCTCCGGCCATCGTCGAGAGCCGCTGCCGGGCGTCCATTGCCTCCAGAGACCGCAGAGACACGGCCTCACCGGCTGATTTCCGACTCTGGGCCACCGTCAACGCGTCGGCTCGGTCGAAAAACGACCCCACAAAAAAACCCGTGTCGCCCCCGTAAGAGGCAAAAAGGAGAAACATCATCGCTCGCCCTCCTCGTCCAGCGGCCATCCGTGACGATTGAGGACGGGCAAAAACTCGATCCCCGGCAATTCGTTGGCCCGCACCCATGCGCACCAGGTGTCCAGCGAGGCCAGTTGCTGCGCCTCTGCATGTGAGATGCTGCGTATCGAGACCACACGCCCCTCGGCCAGTGATCGAGCGGCCATGGCCTCCGCGTCGTTCACGAGCATGGCCATGCCCACACACATGGCCCACGGAGCATCCGCAGCCAGCATGGAAAAAACAGCGTATCTCATCGGGCCACCTCCTGCCGGATGCGCTCCTGGTCGGCCCGCTCTGCGCGCCGCCCGTCGAGATAGCCGGTGGCCAACCCCTGCCGGTTCCCCTCTCTCCACGCGACATCCAGCCTCCACCGCAGCAGCGACGTGATCGCCCCGAGCAGGAACACCGCCAGAAAAACATCCCCGCCGCTCATTTCACGGCCTCCTGACGAGCGGCTTTAGGCCGCTCTAATTTGGCGATTTGGCGGGTGTAGCGGATTTCCTCTTTAGCGAGGAGCAGTCGCTGCTCAGCGGAGCATCCTTGGGCGTGAGCGAGGCCCTGCACCAGGTCTCGCAGCTTTGTCATTAGGTCAAGTTTGGTGTCGCTCATTGCGGAAATTGCAATAAAGCGCACACCGCAACCGCGCAAGAGAAAAGTTGCGCGCTGAGCGTTATTGCGTTTTCTTCAATGCATGAGCCAATTTTCCAACGCCCTGCAACTCATCCTGGACCGCCACAACTGGCCGCAGGCTCATCTCGCACGGATGGCCGGGCTGGAGCCCTCCAACATCCACCGCTATTTCACCGGCCAGCACCGGCCACGATTCGAGCACCTCCAAAAGCTGATTGCTGCCCTAGAAGAGCCCCAAGACAAAGCGGCGTTGGCCGCCGCTCATCTGCGCGACGAACTCCCCACCAACGCGGCGGATTTGGTGCGCGTGGTCGATTTGGTTGCCGCGAGAAAGTCCTCTCAAATGCTCGTTTCCGAGGAGCCCCCGCCTTATTCCACCAAATGCACGCGCGAGCAGTCTGCGGCGATTGAGTGGCTCTGCGAGCACATTGCCACGGATCCCGGCGTGTGGCAGGCGATCCGCAGCATATTGGCGGTTATCCGCAAGGCGTAGTTACTCCCATTGCTGCGTTTGGGCGTTGTATCGGTAGCTGTGGCCGTTTTGGATCCGGATTGCCCCATCCACCGGCGGCGGTGTCGGCAAAAACTGCACGTTTCCAGATGGCTGCGGAAAAGCCTGGGGCACAGGCTGCGCCGCGACGGGTTGCGCCGCCTCCCACGGGTATCCGGCCACGGGCATGGGATGCCACTGCCAACGGCTCCCCGGGTGTACTGCAGGCATGCACACCCACGTTTCCCCCGTCCAACGGTCGAGCCGGTGCGAAATCCCCGCCGCCTGCCCCGAGTGAGTCACGATCTGGAACCGCTGGAACACCTGCCCGGCTCCACCTACCGCGACACCCACGGCAAAAACCGCGCAGACCGCCACCAAAACAGCGCAAAAACGGATCGTTCGCATGGTTTTCAATGCGCAAACCATCGCCCGCAAATCAAGCTCCAATCAGCATTCGCGGGCATTGCGCAAAAAAACGCAACATTCCGCTTGCCTGTTGCGCCTTTTTGCGTAGAGTGTGCCCTGTCGATAGCAAGTCCGCTGTGCAAAACCTCTCCGCTCCGGCGGGAGACACTAGCCAAAAGCAACCGACAAAAAACCCCCGGCCAGCCGCTCGAACGGCTGACCGGGGGACGCAAACCCAAGGCGAAACGCCGAGGGAATGCACAAACCCAAAACCAAAACCAAAAAAACGCAAACTCAAATGCACTCGCTCCTCAACTCCACCGTTTCCCGCACCTCGATCAACCGCTTCGGCCGCAATCAAAACGTTCTCCGGTCCCGCTCCCCGCTGAGCGACTCAGAAATCCGGGCCGTTGCGCCCAGCATCTTCGCGGAAACCGCCCACGGGTCCCGTTCGCAGAAATACTCCTACATCCCCACCTCAACCGTTCTCGCCTCGCTCCGGCGGGAGGGCTTCGAGCCTTTTGAGGTCCGGCAAGGCGGCACCCGCGACGAAGAAAAGCGGGCGTTCACCAAACACCTGATCCGCCTCCGGCACGCCAGCCAAACGGCCCAAGTGGGCGACCACCACCACGAGATTGTCCTGGTCAACTCCCACGACGGCACCAGCAGTTACCAAATCATGAGCGGCATTTTCCGCCTCGTCTGCTCCAACGGCATGGTGGTCGCGGACAACCTCAACGAGATCCGGATCAAACATTCCGGGGACGTCATCCCCCAAGTGATCGACGGCTGCATTGAAATCCTCGGACGGCTCCCCGAGGCGAGCGAGAGCGTCCGCGAATGGAGCTCCCTGCGCCTCACCGAGGGCGAGCGGGCGGCGTTTGGTGCGGCCGCCCTGACTCTCCGTTACGACGAGACCGAGGAACCCCCGTTCAGCGCCGAAAAACTCCTCACAGTCCGCCGGTTCGCGGACGCAGAGCCCAACCTCTGGGCCACCCTGAACACCGTTCAGGAAAACGTCATCCGGGGCGGGGTAAGTTACGTTCTCCGCGACGAAAACGGGCGCCGCAAACAAATGCGCCGGACCCGTGAAATCTCCGGGATCGACCAAAACGTGCGACTGAACCGGGGCCTCTGGGTCCTGGCTCAGGAAATGGCCAAACTAAAAACCGCCTAATCGGTTCCCACACTGCCCCCGGAATCCCCGGGGGCAGTAGGGAGCCGGGAAAGCCGGACGCAAAAACACCGCTAAAAACCCATGAAAATCACCCTACACCACCCCGCGTCCCTTTACGGCGTCCCGGTCATCTTGGACGACGCGGGCAACGTCCTCTCCTACCCTGACGGGTTCCGGGCGATCCGGGCCCGGCTCGGGCTCTCCGTGGGCGACGTGGGCGCCTTGTGCGACTGTTCCCCGCGAACCGTGCAGGGCTGGGAGCTCAACCGCCCACCCTCGGCGGCTGCCTTGAACGTTCTCGGCCTGCTCCTGGAGCGGGCTGAGAACGGCGGAAAACCTTTAAAATCCCCAGAAACGACCCGGCGCGGCACCGAATGGATTCGCTACCGCCGACCCACAACCGGCTCGGACGGCCACGGCGGTTGAAAACGCAAGTCGTATCATAAAGCGTATCTAAGCCCATCTCTACTCTGTTGGGGGCTTGGATTACAAATCAGCTGCTCTACCAACTGAGCTATACCGGCATTTTCTCTGTGAGCGCCTGCTTTTTGGTCAGTTTACAGAGTAGAATCCGCTGATTGATACGCTTTCCCTTGCGCACCTTGTCGGGCGCTGTAGGGTGCCTTTGGACATCAAGTGACACACGCAAGGTGTATCAAAAAGCGTATCAGCTAAAACAATGAACTCTCTCGAAACCGACTCAAAGAACAGTGTGACGCCTGAAACCGAGGACGCGGATGGTTTCCAGGTCACGGTTGAGGGCCTCACATACCGGGTATTCAATCCCCCGGAACGGTCTTGTTACTATCTGAGGTTCAAGCTTAAGGGCAAGGCCTACCTGCGCAGCCTGCGCACCACGGTGCGGGCCATCGCCACCAGCCGGGCCAAGGTCATCGTGCGCAATATCCTGTCGGGGGATCATCAGGCGGATGCGGCGTCTAAAAGCCGGTCGGAATACGGGACGGTGGGGCAACTCCTCGAGATCTACGCCAAACACGGCGGGCCCACACGGACCCCGCGAGAGAACGCGGCGGCGTTGCGGTCGGTGGTGTCGGTCAAGGGCGGGGATCCAGACAAACAACGGCTCACGGTCCTGACGGGGTCGCTCGTCCGGGAATGGGTCCGGGAGCGCAAGGATCAGATCAGCGCGCACAGCCTGGCGTCGAACTGGGTGAAGGCGAAGTGTGTGCTGGGGAAGAAATTTTTCCCCCACTATGAGGATGCGGGGCTGAAGATCCCGGATCTGAAGAGTTTCCTCGGGGCGCAGGTGGAGCAACCCGACCGCCGGTTGCCTCGGGCCTTGGATGAGGGCGTGATTCGCTCGATCATGGCGGCGGCGCCGGAGCTCAAGCGGGAAGATCCCGCGTGTTACGTGGCGTTCCTCCTGTTCTCCAGGCTGGGCATGCGCAATGTGGAGATCGAAGCGGCCCGGTGGGACTGGATCGAACGCACCGAACGCGGCGCGGTGATGGCGATCATCGAACGGCCCGAGGAAGATTTCTCTCCCAAGGGCAATGAGGGCCGGGTGCCTATCTCTGCCGATACCCTGGCGGAGCTTGAGGAGTTCCGGGCGTTGAGCACGGACGGGCACATCGTCCCGGCCCGGCACAAGTCGGAGCGGGCCGAGATCGTGGACCGGCGGCACTCCGCTTGGATCGGTCGCTGGATCAAGGACCGCTCCAAGACGTCCTATGAACTGCGCCGATACGCGGGAAGCCTCATCCTCAAGCTGACCAACGGGGATATCATGGCGGTTCGGGATTTCCTCCGGCACGCGGACGTCATGACAACGCAAAAGTGGTATGCGTACCGGCTCCGGGAACTGCCCTCCATCAGCGCGGCGGACCTGTGACGGCCACAGCGAAAGGCCCCGGTGAAACTCACCGAGGCCGTGACGCCGACCGGGCTCTCCCGATCCATTTGGAATCGTTGAATTACCGCCTAGGCACGAGCCCTCGGGACCGACCCAGGAGCACCATAAAGAGCGTGCCATCGTCCGGGCGGGACACGTTGCCTGTGTAGCGGTCCACCTTCACCGGCTGTTGCCCGAGCAACTCGATCTTCGCGGCGCTCTGAATATCTTCGAGCACCCCTGTAATCACCTTGGCTTTGTATTCATCGGGCAGCGCCGCGAACTGCGGGCTACTCATCAGCCGGATCATCGATTCACTGGCGAGTTTCCCCGTGTAGTTCTGCATTTGCACGATCTGCTCGTTCGTGAGTGTCAACGGTTGACCGTTGACCTGCACCGTCGGCTGCTGAATCGGTGCCACGACAGCCTTTTTCCCGGTGGCATCATAGAGCCGCATCATCTCGGTCGCGGCCGGGTTGCGCTTGGCTTCGGCGATTGTGAACGGGTTAAGCCACACGTTCAGGAACCCGTTTCCGCCGTAGTTGTAACGCTCCACCGCTTGCCCGAACGCATCGAGCTTGGCGGGGAATTTGTCCCCGAGGAACGGGATCTTGGCTTGCAGCTTGTTCAATTCCTGGTCCACAAACGAACCTCCACGGGTCTCTGCGACGGTCTCATTCATGGTTTGCTGGGTCTGACGCACCACAGCGGGCACAAAGTTGCCCGGGATCTGGATCAGCTTCCGCATCACCGCCTCGCCCCCACCGTAAGCCGCCGTGTCACGAATCAACTGGTTGACCCCAGACATCATGGGTTGGCGAGTCACGGAGTCGGAAATGGTCTTGGCGTAAGCCAGAACCACGCTTTCTCCCTTGGCTTTTATCCCTGCGATTTTCTCCTCCTTTTTCGCCCACTCCGCCCCAAACATGACCGACAACGCGGCCGGCTGGAACCAATCGTAAGTGAACATGACATCCCCGTCTTGATACGCTTCGTGGAGCTTTGCCGGAGTGGTAAAATCTCCCGACAACATTCGGCGTTTAAACTCTGAAAAGTTGAACGAATACCCGCCGATGCCCATGTTTCGGCGCATCGCTTCCACATCTTTGTCCTCATCGGGCGCGCCGGAAATAATCCCGAGCTTCAAGAGCATTGCTCCCAGAATGAATGTACCCGTGCCCACGAAAACCTTTGAAGCGGCCTCCACAAACCGGCGTTGCGAAATCATCTTTGCGTCAGGCCCGGCCTTGTCGCTGTGGAGAACATTGTAGAGATCGTGCATCTTTCTCACGGCATTGACCACGCCTAACGGGGACGCCTCAAGCCCCTGCATCAGGATCGATCCTGGCACTTGAGAGAACGCAATCGTTGCGGTTCCAAATCCGTATTTACGATCCAACTTCAAATTTCCGTCGGCATCCACCCGCGGGAGATTGAGCAGCTTCTCCAACTTTTTGAAGGTGAAGCTGACCATGTTTTCATTCTGGAAGATGGCGCGTTGCGCGTCCCAGAGGGCCTGTTCCACCATCGCCTCCGTGGGTGCGATTTGCGGCTGACCGTTGGCCTTCGCCGCCGCCATGCTCCGGGCGATGCTGGCCTGGTAGGCGCTCCCCCAGAAAGCCAAGTCGGCGGGGCCCAGTCCAATCGCCAGCCCGTCCTCCAGCATCCGGCCGAACCGGGAGGAAAACGTGTGCCGGAACTGCTGGGTGAGTTGCTTTGGATCGGTCACCTGGGAACTGAGCATCCGGCTGGTATCGATCACCGTGCGGAGCGCCTCGGACAACCGTTGTCGCACGGGCAACCCTTGGTCTGCGGCCCATTGCCACCCGGCTTTGCCTACCCGGATGGGTTCCCCGAGTCCGCGAATCCTGGCAAGCAACTGCGGGGAGGTGGTGGAGCGGCGGCCCGTAAAGATTCTTGTCGCCGGGTCCACGATCACTGCGCCCACGGCATCGGCCGTGGAGTTGAGCAGGAACATCCCGAGGTTGCCGATCGGGTTGCGCAGGAACGTCTTGCCCGAGAACAACATCGCGATGTTCTGGATCGCCCGGACTTTGCTCGCCAACTCACTCGGCACCAGCTCGTGCACGGCTTCGAGCATCTGCGCGCCCTTGACCATCTTCATCGTGCCCTCGGGCGCGGACTCGTAATCTTTCTGGAGCTTGGCGACTTTGTCCGCCGCTTCCTTCGTGAACACCGGCACGCCCAGCGCCTTGGCGATCTGCGCGTGCAGGGTCTCATCGGTGAGCTTGCCCTCGTTGTTGAGGAGCATCAGCTTCTCCAGCACGCTCTTGGGCACCCGTTCCTTGCGGGCTTTGACCCCGGCCAACATCTTCTTGATGAGGCTCTCGCGCACTTTCTTGGCCTTGGCGGTGAACTGCCGGATCGCCTGTTCGGCCAGCTTGGTGGCCTGCTTGTTCTCCATCCCGAAGTTGACCAGCATGCCCACGATCTTGTTCCGGGCGGTCCCGGGGTTCTCCGGGCTGAGCACCAGCGCGTCGCGAAGTTTGGTGTTCAGTTCGGTGAGCCGTTCCGGGGTGAGCTTGAGGGATCGGAGGTAGTCTTGAATTTCCAGCACCGTCTCCGCGCCGAGCTTGCGCTTGACCTTGGCCAGCTCGGCCTGGAGCGCGGCGATGTTCTCGTAAGCGGCCTTGAGTTCCGGGCCCATGTCGGCAGCGCCTTTTGCCGTCAGCTTCTCCGCGTATCGGCGGATGCCCTCCGGGCTGGTCTTGGCGATGGTGGAGATATACCACAGCATACGGCCGGGGGACGTCAGGCTTTCCGCCATCTTGATCCGCACCTGGGTGGCTTCGGCGTGGCGGTCCATGGCTTGGAGCCGGAGCGCGACGTGATGCCCCAACGCGAGCGTGTCCACGTCGTCCTTTTTGCTGTCCATGAACTGATCCCTGGCCTCGTCCACACCGACGGTGTCGATCGTCTTGTTGGCCTTGGCGTTGACTTCCGGGGCGGTGGTTGCCCGGTAGAAACTCTCCACGTTGTCGGAGACGGATGGCGTCACATCCAGCATGCGGCGCACCGTCTCCACATGGCCCCGGCGTTTCTCCGGGGACGCGGCGGCGGCTTCGGCCTGCTCCTGGGTGGGCACCTTTGAAAACCGGATCGGCTCGGCGGTGCCGGCAGGCTGCGAACGTTGGGCGACCCGGCGGCGGGCGGCGTTGAGCAACGCGACAATGTCGCCGTCCGTCATGCGGAGCTTGGGGAACACCTCGCGCAGGAGCTCGCGGATCTTGGCAATGGCGCGGGCGACTACCCCTTGTCGCGGGGTGTCTTGCTCGGTTTGGCGTGCGAGATATTCGGTGACCACGTCGGCACGGCCTTGCGGGGTGGCAAGGTTGGCTTGGTAGTCGCGGGCGATCTGGGAAAGCTCGGCTTTGGGGATCCGGGTGTAAACGCCATCCACGATCGAGTTGAAAACGCGGCGGCTTTTGGCGGCGAGCACGGCCCCGAGTCCGGCGTGGCCCACGGTTTCGTGAAGCGCCACCTGTTGGGCCCGGGTTTCAAACGGGATGCCAAACTGGGCGGCACCCTGGGCGATGCCGGACGCCACGAGATGCACGCGGCCACCGAGGAAGAAGCCTTCCACGGCGCGACCGGCGGCGGCTTCGGCGCGGACCAGGTCGCCGCCCACCCCGGCGGGAATGGCGTCGGGGCTGGCGTGCCAGACGGTCGAGGGGTTCATGCCCGCCCGGGAAAAGAGGGTTTTGACTGCGGCCTTGGCTTGGGTGAGCACGCCGGGCGGGAGCGCCGGGGTGTCGGCCGTGCCGGTCTGTTTGGAGAAGGGCATCCCGGCCATGGATTCCTCGGCGCCGATGTTGGTGAGGGCTGCTCGGGGTTCTTTGTTGGTCCGCATCCACTGATCCACTAGGCGGAACACGTCGTCGGCCCCGGCCACGTCGAAGCCTTCTTCGCGCAGGCCCTCGGCGACAGTGTCCATGGAACGGGCTTCGTCGTCGAAGAGGTTCTCGAAGAGGCGTTTGTTGCCGAAGCGTTTGCGTGCGCCTTGGCGTTCCTCGATGAGCATGGCGAGTTCGCCGGACCATTCGCCGAAGTGGCGGCTTTTCTTGGAGGGGAGACCGCCGATGCGGCGCAGGGCGTCGGCGAGGCCGACGGTGTGCTCTTCGTTGACGGCGTCGAGCTCGGCTTGGAGCTCGGCACGGTAGGCGGCCTCGGCCAGCTCGGCTTGGGTGGGTTTGCGCGGTGGGGGCGGGGGTGCGGGTTGCGGCGCGGGTGCCGGGGCGCTGGAAAGATCGGTCGGATCGGTCGGATCTGACCGATCGGTCGGATCTTGATCAACCGCCGCCACCGGGGGGGGCGTTGCCACCGGAGCGGGCG